GGGAATCCAACTCCTCAGGAAATAAGTTAGGAATCGCCATGATCTGTTTTACCAGATCATAGTGAGACATAACTGATTTCTTGATTGCACGTGTAACCACTTTGACTTTGGCAAAGCCAAGCCAAGTCCACATCACTTTACGTGAAAAGGACACGCGGTTACATCCAAGATCTCCTTCAAAGTAATGTTCCAATAAAACTAGAGACTTTTCAGTCAATAGCTTAATTGGATCAGAACGAAGAGGGAAATTATGGAAAATCCAAGCTTTACGAGATAATCTTAAGGATAAACCTTTTGATATACCAAGTAAGGCGAAGATTTCAGCAAATAACCCCCGGGATGCTAGTGTATAGGATCTCGGTAACCAGCGATCCTCAACATCTCTAATGAATTGAACAATGTCAAACCACTTAGGTTTGTCACTATTCATCACTAGGGAGAGAGGAGCACCTGTCACTTCCACACCTTTGTGAATCCATCTCTTTGCAAATTCATAGGTCTCGTCTGAGACATGTGATTTTGCTTCAGAAATAGATACACCTAAGGTTTCGAGGATCTGTCGATACTCCAAGGCAACGGCACTGTTAGCAATAACAATGTCATCACCAAGGAGAACATAGTCGGAGAAGAACTGTAAACCAGCTCTTTTCGCAGCTATGGCGACTACTACGTGATGGGACAGTGTAAACACTGCCCACGAACTATATGCGCCCATGGGCTGACCGCAGCTGTATTTTACTACAGTGCTATCTTTCCACGGCACATAGAACTCCCTGTCGGAGATTAAACTCCGCCAGGCACTAGCATACTCATCAGATGACGTAAACGCAGCAACTACCAATTCCTGAAAACCAACAGGAAATCGGTCAGTAGCTGAGCTTAAATCATATGAATAGTAAGGTCCTTTGGACGGTAGGCAAGATCGGAACGATAGTTGATTAAAGGTACAATCATTCTTCATCGTCTTAAACATTGAGAAAATCTCAAGTGAAAGAGGACGGAGTGATGTTTGTGACCAATAATCGCATATCGCGATAATCCTACTCTTCGCTTCCTTGTCTTTTATAACCGATAGTTTCGAGAGAAATCTCGGAACTACTTTAAAATGGTTATTCCAGGCAGGGAGGTTAAGTTGTTGGAGTCGATCGATAAGCTGATTTACTTTCCCCTCTGTCAATGTAGAAATTGCTTTCAGCATTGACGGAGTAAGTAATTGTAAATCTGCTAAAGTTCCAATCATCGCTTGTGAATTGGGCCCAGCCTTTGTGCTAAGATGACACTGTTCCCAAACAGGAACAGTACGGATCCAACCCCTATCCTTCATAACTACAGGAATTTCCTTACGGAATTCTCCGTAATCAACGGAAACTCCTGATGCTATGATAGAAGATAGGTCTGGATCTTTG